CCTTCAGCCATATACATAGATTCCATAAGGGGTTAGTAAGCGCATATTAACTGATTATTCTTACAAATCAACCACTTTTGAAAAAATAGGGGTTTATGCTAAGATGCAGTTGAACTATGAGCACCAAAGCACCTATCGGCAGACCATCAGGCTATACAGACGAACTAGCTGAAGAAATCTGCTTTCGTATGTCCACAGGTGAAGGACTCATTCAAATATGCAGGGATGACCATATACCAGATAGAAGGACAATTCTGAGATGGGTAGCAAACAATCCTGACTTCTGTCACAAATACACACTCGCACGAGAAGCTCAAGCCGACTATTATTTTGAAGAAATGCTTGAAATTGCTGATGATCCTAAATCTGACTCATACATAGATGAGAAAGGTAATCAGCGCACAGACCATGAGAACATTAATCGCAGCCGATTAAGAGTTGATACTCGCAAATGGGTTATAGCTCGAATGATGCCGAAGAAGTATGGTGATCGTGTAGAGTTTGATGCAGAGGACAAAAACTGGACAGTGAATGGCATCCCGGTCAAAACTAAGTAAAGAACCAATCAATTTACCGCAGTTTCATCCGGGTCAGCAAGCAGCCTTTGATGCTCATACTCGTTTTTTTGCTTTGCGCTGTGGGCGAAGGTATGGCAAGACCGCTATGATGGAAATCATGGCTTGTGCTGATGTGGCTATGGGAAAAACTGTGGGATGGTTCGCTCCAGACTACAAAATCCAATCAGAAGCCTTTAGAGAGATCACCGACTATCTCGCACCTATGATTACTCAATCTTCTAAGATCGATGGAATTATACAAACCGCTACAGGTGGGCGCATTGACTTTTGGACACTAGAAAATGAAAGGGCTGGTCGCTCTCGCAAATACCATAGTGCTTTTATTGATGAGGCAGCCTTTACTAAGCCCAATATGCTTAAAGTATGGCAAACCGCTATCAAACCAGCATTATTGGACTATCAAGGCAGTTGTATGGTGGCATCAACTCCTAATGGTGTCGAGCCTGATAATTTCTTTTGGCAGGTGTGTAATGACCCAGAGCATGGGTTTACTACCTATCATGCCCCTACTCATACAAATCCATTCTTACCCAAGGAAGAACTTGACAAGCTAGAGCGAGAAAATCACCCAATGGTATTTAGGCAGGAGTATCTGGCTGAATTCGTGGATTGGTCTGGCGAAGCATTTTTTAGTCTTGAGAAAATGCTAGTTGATGGTAGCCCAGTGGACTACCCCGATAAGTGCGATGGTGTATTTGCTGTAATGGATACCGCAGTGAAAAGCGGTAAAGAAAATGATGGTACTGCTGTAATATATTGCGCTCTCAATAAATTCTATGGACATCCCTTAGTCATACTTGATTGGGATATTGTGCAAATCGATGGCGCATTACTTGAAAACTATCTTCCTAGCGTATTTGAAAGACTAGAGGAACTAGCTGGTATGACAAAAGCTCGGCATGGAGTTGTCGGTACATGGATTGAAGATGCTGCTGCTGGTTCTATTTTGTTGCAGCAAGGCAGAACCAGAGGATGGAATACACAACCGATTGATGGTGATCTAGTAGCTGCTGGTAAAGATGGGAGAGCCATTAGCGTATCTGGACACTTTTACCAAGAGAAAATAAAGATTAGCCAATATGCTTTTGATAAAGTAGTGAACTTTAAGAATGCCACTCGCAATCACTTGATAACCCAAGTTACTAGCTTTAGAATTGGGGACAAAGATGCTTATAAGCGAGCAGATGACTTGCTAGACACTTTCGTTTATAGTCTAGCCATTGGTGTTGGCAACAAATATGGCTATTAAGGATAATAATGTCAGAGATTACAGTCAGTAATACATCCCTAAATAATAATTTAAGTACGCTATTGACTGATAAAGAAATTCAGCCGGGGGATCAAGCTGGCTATGAATTGTGTAAACAAATTTGGCAATACCATCCACTAGGCGGTAAGTTAGTTGAGAAACCAGTTAAGTTGGCATTGTCTAAGCCAAGAAGTTTATCGATTGATTCTCAGCCAAAGGAAATGCTCTTAGAGGCATTTCAAAAAGAATGGGACAAGCTAGGAGCTACCAATCATATTCGTGATGTGATGTTCCTTAATCGCACTTATGGCGCAGCAGCTATTGTCATGGGTTCACCAGACATCAAAACAACTGATGCACTTGATCCTTGGAAATTACCTGAGTTAGAAATCTATTTCAACCAATTAGACCCACTTAACTTGGCTGGTTCGATTGTTACAAACCAGAACCCTAATGCTCCAGACTTTCAAAAACCTCTTGCTTACACTACTGCTGCTGGTCAGCCTTACCATCCTTCTAGGAGCGTGGTGGTATTCAATGGAACTCCTATATACCTTAGTTTCCAAAGCTCTGCATTTGGTTTCACAGGGCGCTCTGTGTTTCAAAGGGCATTGTATCCATTAAGATCATTTATTCAGTCTATGGTGACTGATGACCTAGTTACATTCAAATCTGGCTTAATCATTGCCAAAATGAAACCTGCTGGCTCTATCGTTAATCGATTGATGCAGCAAGCTGCTGGCATTAAGCGTGAGTATCTGCAATCAGGTACAAGCGGAAACATCCTATCGATTGATATTGATGAGATGATTGAAGCGATTGATTTGAATAATACATCCACAGCAATGACAACCGCAAGAGATAACATCATTGCCAATATTGCTGCTGCTGCTGATGTTCCTGCTCTGCTTTTGAAAGATGAAGCATTCACTCAAGGATTTGGTGAAGGTACAGAAGATGCAAAAGCCATTGTTCAATATGTCAATGGCATTCGTGATGACATGCAAAGCCTGTTTGCATTCTTTGACAAGATCGTAATGCACCGGGCATGGAATCAAGAATTTTATGCTGCTGTACAAAAGGCACATCCAGACATCTACCGCAAAATGTCCTATGAGCAAGCATTTTACTCATGGCAAAACCATTTCAAAGCTGAATGGGAATCTTTGATTGAAGAACCGGAAAGCGAAAAAGTTAAAGTTGAAGAAACTAAACTCAAAGGTTTGACCGAGATCATGCGCACTGTATTACCTATTGCCGATCCTGAAAACCGAGCAAGAATGATCCAGTGGGCGCAAGACAATCTCAATGAGATGCCAACCATGTTCCAAAGCACTTTGCAGCTTGATCTGGATGCTTTAGCTGAATATGAGCCACCAGAGCAATCATTACCAGCAGATCGTATGCCAAAAGCTGATGATAACTATATAGATAACTTCTATGGGGAGAACCGGGCTAATCCTGTCCCAAAGGCTGATGCTGATTTTAAAGAGTCAGAGCACCCTAGAGATAATGATGGCAAGTTTGCAAGCGGTGGTGGATCAGGCAGCGCATCCGAAGTAAAGTCGGAGTTGCCATCCCATTTACAAGAATTAGCAAACAAGATTAATAGTGGTTATAAGTCTGGTAAGAGCACAGTTACAGAAGTCAATGTTCCGGGTTATAGCCCAACTGAAGAACCAACTGCAGCCCAACCAGCTACAACTGTTGCCTCAAAAGCAAGCGCTAAAACTCCAAAACAATTAGCTAAATCATTAAAACCAGCAAAACATTTAAAGAATGGTGCATTTATTGACCATAATGGTTTTGAGCATTCCCCCGGTTTAGATAAGAAACAAAGAAGAATTGAAAACAACTTCTATTATCAAATCCTCAAGAATCAAGACAAATTAGTTAATAGCTACCATCAAGAATTTGGAAACCTAGTTGATCCAGACCAAGTTAAAAAACTTGATCCAAAGTTTAGAAATGATGCTTCACTAGCTGCTGCAGTGCATGAGCCTAGTTCTGCATTGTCTAAGATTATCTGGAAAAATGCCCTAGCAGATAAAAAGGCAAAGGGCGATAAATCCCCTGTACTGTTTACTGCTGGTGGTAGCGGATCAGGCAAATCTGAAGCAATGGGATTGGCAAAAGATATTATTGATGCAGAAGCAGATCCATTAACCTTTGATTCTGTATTAGGCAATTTTGATAAATCAGTAGCTAAAATTGATGAAGCTCTGGCTGCTCAAGATGGCAAGATTGATATTGTCTACACCAATGCACCATTAGATTTAGCAGTAATGCTTAATATGAAGCGTGGTCGCACTGTTAAGCTCGACACCCAGATCGAAGCGCATTTTGCTGCATCTGAGAATATCAAGAAATTATCCGAGCACTATAAGAACTCTGATCGAGTAAAAATTACAGTTGTAAATAATACTGGTGATCCACCCGATTTGGCAGAAGGATCAATCAATGATGTTCCGACCTACAGTGATAAACAAGAAATTCGTAAAAACTTAGTTGCCTACGCACAGTATTTAGTCAAAGAAAACTTGATTAAGGACAAGGAAGGCAACCCAATTAAAAACCCAGAAGAAAAGCTCAAGATGCTTCTTGCTTAGTAGCGATTGCGTAACAACCGCTTTGCTGCTGCAAGACGAATCTCATCTTCTGGAGTGTTTAGCATTGGTAATATTGACAATGCTTTGACCATCATTTTTAAAGCAAACTTGTCAGAATTACCAGCAATTTTCAAATCTGCATACTTTGCAGGGTTATTCTTTTGCAAATCTTGATAATAAGTTCCCATCATATTTCCTTTCGTGATTTATCTAGGTACTTCCAAAACCATACTACCTTCCATAATTTCAAACAAAACAGCTTTGGCTCGATTCAATGTTTGCCTAGCTTGTTCATCCATCCCGGCAGCAATCTCCTCTTGGGCATCGCTCATTAAACCAGCCACAACCATTCCAGCGCCCCCTAACTGATAACTGGCTGATGCTCTGATCTGTGCCATAAACTGCTCAATATCACAACCAAACATTTGCTGACTCATGCTGCACCCCCAATCAACACACCATAGTTACGATCCATACCAGCCATAATTCTCTCTGCTCTCATTGCGCCAAACATACGCTGCAAGAACTGAATTGGCTCACCGGGTATTTGGACTCTATTTCCAAAACCACGCACCAACAAAACTGCATCCATGATTAACTCCTTTTCAATGATTAATTACTACACTTTCAGTATATACC